TGGCAGCCCAGGATTGAAGTTGAGATAAAAAGTTTAGAGAAGTGATTACAATGCGAGTACCAAAGCAATATGAGCTAACGTTGAATAGTGAAACGTTTGCAGCTTTGAAAGCAGATTTTGACCTTGTACTGAAAAAGACGCTGAGCAATATGCAGAAAAAGGGTAGCGAGGCTGCCGAGGTTAAAGTCAGCTTGAAATAGCTTTATCTAAGGCTGAGGATTCAAATATTAAAATTGATAATTTAGATGGTATGCGGGAGGTGCTCATTCCGCGGTTTTGCAGATTAAAGATGAGGCCAGCGGCACGCTGGGCGGTAATTTTGAGCTGGTGTTTGATGAGGAGCGCAAAAGCTGAATTATGAGGGGGATTATTGGCCCGCAAACCAGCTTGGAGGATTACATCTAAATAGCCAAAAAAAGAACTGCACGTATATTTAAGCGTGTAGTTCTCGGCTGTTGTTAGATTTTTTTGCGACATTCAGGGATTGACAGGAGATAGGAGAATGCGATGACGATTAAGGAATTATCTCAGCTTTACTACCTGAGGCGGGAGGTGGAAATGGACAGGCAGCGTTTGGTAGCCCTGGAGGAGCGGGCCCTGCCGGGCGCGCAGCGGCTTTCCGGCCTGCCGGGCTCAGGCAACGTTCAGGATAAGCTGGCTACCTATGCGGTGGAGATTGCCGACCTGCGGGAGGTGATTGAAGCCAAATACCGCCGTTGCCTGGCGGAGCAGCAACGCCTGGAGGCCTACATTGCCGGAATTGAGGACAGCTTTATGCGCCAGATTTTTACCTGCCGTTTTGTGGAGGGGCTGAGTTGGCGGCAGGTGGCGGATAAGGTGGGTGGGAAAAATACGGCAGATGCTTTGCGTATGTTGTCGAAAAGATTTTTGCTGAAAAAGTAAAGTTGTTCGTTTTGTTCGCTTTATCTGTGCTAAAATGGTATTGTGAAGAACTGGCCCAGAGGCCGGCCGGTTCTTTGTTTTTTGGGGAGAGGAGGGGCTGCTTGTGAACGCTAAGCAAAAACGCTTTTGTGATGAATATTTGGTAGACTGCAACGCTACGCAGGCGGCTATCCGGGCGGGTTATTCGGCCAGAACGGCCAACGAGCAGGCGGCCAGGCTGTTAGCGAATGTTAGTATCAAGGCATACATTGACGAAAAAATGGAGCAGCTGCATAACGAGCGGACAGCGGACGCACAGGAGGTGTTGGAATATTTAACGGCGGTTATGCGCGGGCAGCAGACGGAGCAAACGCTCATCAGCATTGGGGACGGTGTGCAGAAAATTGGCAATATTGAGGTGGGGGCCAGGGACAGGCTGAAAGCGGCGGAACTGATTGGTAAACGTTTCGGTTTGTTCAAGGAGGGGCTGGAGCTGGCTGGGGCCCTGCCAGTGGTGATTGCTGGGGAGGCGGAGCTTGAGGATTAAAAAAAAAGTAAACGTGCTGCGGCTGCCGGATTTGGTGGGCCGAGGCTATCGGGATTTTTGGCATTGGCGCGGCCGCTATCGGGTGGTGAAAGGCAGCCGGGCCAGCAAGAAAAGCAAAACCGCCGCCCTTTGGTTTATTGTCAACCTGATGAAGTACCACGAGGCCAATCTGCTGGTGGTGCGAAAGGTTTTCCGTACCCTCAAGGACAGCTGCTTTACCGAGCTTAAATGGGCCATTAACCGGCTTGGTGTGGCCGAATATTGGGAAATCAAGGAAAGCCCTCTGGAAATGACCTACAAGCCAACTGGGCAGAAGATTTATTTTCGGGGATTGGACGATCCTTTGAAAATTACTTCAGTGACGGTGGAGCATGGTTTTCTCTGCTGGGCTTGGGTGGAGGAAGCCTATGAAATCAGCAAAGAGGCCGACTTCAATATGCTGGATGAGAGTATCCGCGGCGCTATACCGGAAACCAGCGGACTTTTTAAGCAGCTGACGCTGACGTTCAATCCTTGGAATGAGCAGCACTGGCTGAAGAAGCGGTTTTTTGATAATCCGGACGCTGAAACGCTGGCCATGACCACTAACTACACTTGCAATGAGTGGTTGGATAAGGCGGATCAGCAGATGTTTGAGGATATGCGGCAGCGAAATCCGCGGCGGTACCGGGTGGCCGGGCTTGGCGATTGTGGTGTGGCAGAAGGCCTGATTTATGAAAATTGGCAGGAGTATATTTTCAGCTTTGACGAGGTGCGGCAGCTGCCCGGCGTGCAGTCGGCATTTGGTTTAGACTTTGGCTATGCCAACGACCCAACGGCTTTGTTTTGTGGTTTGGTGGATATGGGCAGCAAGACAATTTGGGTGTTTGATGAGATTTACCAGCGCGGCATGAGTAACGAGCGGATCGCGGCGGCGATAAGTAAAGCCGGTTACGCCAAGGAAAAAATCCGGGCGGATAGTGCCGAACCGAAAAGCATTGACCGGCTGCGTGAGTTGGGCATTGCGCGGATCTGTAAGGCGCGCAAAGGCAAGGACAGTATCAATAACGGCATTGATTTTATTCAGGATTTTCAAATTCTGGTGCATCCGCGGTGTGTGAATTTTCTCACTGAGATTGGCCAATATGTGTGGGATACTGACCGCCAGACAGGGCGAGTGCTGAACCGGCCGGCTGATGCTAACAATCACCTGATGGACGCGATGCGCTACGCCTTGGAGGATTTGAGCCGGGGCGAAACATTTAGCTTTGATTAAGGAGTGACACAATGTATCTTTGGGATAAAATCAGCAGCCTTTTCCGGCGTGGTGCTGCCAGTGAAGCAGATGCAGAGCTGCCTGACAAAAAACTGCTGGAAAGAGAGATTGCCGCCTGGTTGGGCAGCTCGGAGCGGATTTGGCAGATAAAGGGGCATTTGTATTACAACAACGAGCATGATATTTTGAGCCGCCGGCGTACGGCCATTGGCGAGAATGGTCAGCTAACGCCGGTAGATAATCTGCCGAATAATCGGGTTGTCGACAATCAGTATGCTAAGCTGGTCAACCAAAAGGCTAATTATCTGCTGGGTCAGCCGTTCGTTTTGGAAAGTAAAAACGAGCAGTATGCGGAACTGCTGAAAGAAACATTGGATAAGCGTTTCATGCGCACTCTGAAAAATGCCGGTAAAGCGGCGTTGAATGGCGGCATTGCCTGGCTTTATCCCTATTATGCCGCGGACGGACAATTCTCTTTTCGGGTGTTTCCGGCTTATGAGATATTGCCTTTTTGGCAAGACAGCGAGCATAGTGTTTTGAGTTGGGCAGTGCGGTTTTATCAGGTGTGGGATTTGACTAATGGACGTAGAGAGCTGCGCGATAAGGTTGAAGTTTATTCCTTGCATGGCGTACAGCGGTATATCTGGCAGGGCGGCAGTTTGAAGCCTGATAAGGCAGCGATGGACAGGCTTCCCTATTTGCGAAGCGAGGCTGGAGCGTTTAATTGGCAGCATTTACCGCTGATTCCGCTGAAGTATAACGAGGGTGAAACCTCATTGCTGCGACGGGTGAAAAGCTTGCAGGACGGCATTAACGTAATGTTGTCGGACTTTGAAAATAATATGCAGGAGGATGCGCGCAACACCATTTTGGTGATTAAGAATTATGACGGCACTAATTTGGGAGAGTTCCGGCGGAATTTAGCTACTTACGGCGCGGTTAAGGTGCGTTATGACGGTGAAACTAAGGGCGGCGTTGAAACGCTGGAAATCAATGTCAATGCTGAGAATTACAAGGCCATTCTGGAGCTTTTTAAGAAGGCGTTGATTGAAAATGGTCTGGGCTTTGACGCTAAGGATGACAGGCTTTCCGGCAATCCGAACCAGATGAATATTCAGAGTATGTATTCGGACATTGATTTGGACGCCAACGATATGGAAACGGAGCTGCAAGCGGCCTTTGCGGATATTCTCTGGTTCGTCAACTGCCATTTGGCCAACACCGGCAAGGGTGATTTTTTCGGTGAGCAGGTCAATGTGATTTTCAATCGGGATATGCTTATGGACGAGAGCAGCATTATTGCTAACTGCCGCCAGTCAGTCGGGATTTTGTCTGATGAAACGATTATCGGCCAGCACCCGTGGGTGGATGACGTGCAGCAAGAGCTGGACAGGCTGGCCAAGCAGCGGCAGGCGGAGCAATCGGCGGAATATGAACCGTTTGTTAAAGATAATGGCAAGGGAGTGGGTGAGATGAATGAAGAAGATTAAGATTTTATCTATTCCTGTTGAAGTGGAATATACCAAACCAATTTTAGGGCGGCTGTTAGTTTTTTATACGTTTCTAAGATTGATAAGGTTAAAAAAATGCACTCTAAAAAATAGAGGTCGATTAGTAGGCAGTTTTTATTATCTGATTATTCCCCGCTTTGTGAAAGGCAGTGGAGTGAATGAAAACCAGTGAGTATTGGCGAGAAAGATTTGTGCAGCTTGAGCAGGCGCAGAACCAGCTGGCGCAAGTCGGCCGGCAGCAGATAGAGCGGCATTATAGGCTGGCGCAGCGCGAATTGGATGACCAAATTCGGGTTTGGTATCAGCGTTTAGCAGATAATAACGAAATATCGCTGGCCGAGGCCAGACGTTGGTTATCAGGTGATGAGTTGGCCGAATTTAAGTGGGACGTGCAAGAATATATTAAGCGCGGGACGGAAAATGCCATAGACGGCCAATGGGCGAAGCAGTTGGAAAACGCCAGCGCCAAGTTCCATATATCCCGCTTGGAGGCGTTGAAAATCCGCACTCAGCAGAGCATGGAGCAGCTTTTTGCCAAGCAGCATGGGGTTGTGGGCAATACTTTGGGCGAGGTTTACCGCAGCGGTTATTATCATACGGCGTTTGAATTGCAGAAAGGCTTTGCGATTGGCTGGGATATTGCCGGCATTGACCAGCAGCAGTTGGAAAAGGTGTTGGCCAAGCCTTGGGCGGTGGACGGACGAAATTTTTCCGAGCGGATTTGGGGCAATAAGGACAAGCTGATTGCGGAAGTACATACTGAACTGACGCGCAACATTATGCTGGGGCAAGACCCACAACAGGCCATTGACACGATTGCCCGGAAAATGAACACGTCTAAAACCAACGCTGGACGGCTGGTGATGACCGAAGAAGCCTACTTCAGCAGCTTGGCGCAGAGGGATTGTTTTCACGATTTGGGCGTTGAGCAGTTTGAGATTGTGGCCACGCTGGACAGTCACACTTCGGAGATTTGCCAAGAGGCGGACGGGCAGGTGCGGCCGATGAGCGAGTTTGAACCGGGTGTTACCGCGCCGCCTTTTCATGTGAATTGCCGCAGCACTACGGTGCCGTATTTTGATGACGATTTTGGCAGTATTGGTGAAAGAGCAGCTAGGGATAGTGAAACGGGCAAGACGTATTACGTTCCGGCGGATATGACGTATAAAGAATGGGCTGAAGCCTTTACTGAGGGTGATAAAACAGGCTTGCAGGAGGTTGCCGGGAGTGGTATAATAAAGACAGTTCAAGATTGTAATAACTTTGATGATTTAGCTAATTATTTATCTTCTGTTTATGAAATTGATATGTCTGCCGATGTAATGCAGCTTGATTTTATGGCGGTTAAATATGCAATGCAGGGTGTGGAAACGATATTTTCTGAATATCTTGATGTTGGCAAATTGATTAATGAAGCCGTTACTTGCAATACGGGTGTTATGTCCTGTTCTGGCAAGCAGTTAACATTTAACCCGGTTTATTTTGGTGATGTGCAAAAAATTACTGATATTTGCCGAGAACAGTCGGCTTGCCGGCATTGGGTGCCTAACAGTTCTCTTGCTTCTGTGGGTGCGCATGAGGCCGGACACGGCGTTGAATGGGCTTTGATACAGGCTAATCCGGCTTATAGTTATGATTTTGAACGTGTGCTTGCATGGAATAATTGCAGCGAGGCAAAAGCGATTATTTCACAGGCTTGCAAGAATATTAAGCGTACGGAATTTGGCAAGAAAAAGGTTAATGCTGTTTTAATCCAAAGTATTTCAAGGTATGCAAGCAAAAATGCTTCTGAAACAATGGCCGAGGCTTTTGCTGATGTTTATGCAAATGGTGCTGACGCTAATCCGTTGTCGATTGAAATAAAACGGTTGGTTGCTGAAAAAATGCAGTATTATAAGGGGTTGGGTTGATATGTTTTCCAAAGGAATTGAAACTATGGAACAAATGCCATGGTTGGAATATGCAACTTATGATGAAAATGGTTTTGTGAATGGTGTTTGTGATGATACGCCTGATAATATTAAAAAACTTTATGAAAAAAGCCAGAAAGAAATGCAATCTATAATAGCTAACGGCAAGATGATTGCTAAGTAGAGGTAAAGCAATGATAGGAAGACAAATGAAAAAGCGGATAGAAACCATAGCGAGTTTGAAACCGGAAAGCGGCGAGATTTATGTTATAATTGGCAGCCGCAGATATTTTCTGGCGAGTTGCAATGTAACCATTGACATCAAACAACATTCGACGCAGGTTAATACTATTGGTTCGCTAAACGCACAATATAAAAACATTTTCGCCTCGGTTGTTTTTTGCGTCGATTTAGAACACTCCGAGCATTGCAGCGCAGAAACCATTGAACAGGCGGAAAATTATGAAATCGTCTGCGAGTTTCCAACTGGCATAAATGAAACTGAAAAAATCAAGTTGGAAAGATTTGTGTCAGCAGATGTTGACTTCTTTGCTAACGAGTGGGTATTTGAGATTGCCGACCAAAACATGATAAGGAATTTGTTAAGGTTTGCATAAAACTTTATCTAACAATTGAATAATTTTTTAAGCACTGTGTTTTATACATGGTGTTTTTATTATGCTTAAAAAATTTAAGGAGGTAAAAAACATGAACAAAGAGGAATTGCTGTCGCTGGGCTTGACGGAGGAGCAGGCGGAAAAGGTGCTGGCGGAAATGGGCAATTTGCAAAAATCGCTGAAAGAGCGGGATAAGCAACTGTCCGAACTGCAAAAGGCGGCGGTTGGCAATGAGGAACTGCAAAAACAGATTGCCGATTTGCAGAAGCAGAACGCCGAGCAGGAAAAAGAGCACAAGGCGGAACTGGCGCAGGTAAAGCTGGATAACGCCATTGACGGCGCTTTGACGGCAGCCGGCGCCAAGAACAACAAAGCGGCGCGCGCCCTGTTGGATTTGTCCAAGGTGCAGCTGGGGGAGGACGGCAAATTGCAGGGCTGGCAGGAGCAGCTGGAGGCATTGCAGAAGTCGGACGGCTATCTGTTTGCGGCAGCCAGCGGCACAACATTCCGCGGTTTTCAGCCGGGAGCCAGTGGCAGCGTGCCGCCGAACCGCAGCGTTGACGTCAGCAAAATGAACTATGAAGAACTTTGCGCCTATATGGAGCAGAACCCGGGCGCAGAATTGAAGTAACAGAAAGGAAGATGTTAAATGCCAAATACAAAATTTGACGCGAAAAGTTTTAACCCACAAGCGTTTCGCTATATGGTTGGCCGCGTGCCTAACCTGCGCATGAATGAGATTAAGAAGTCTAAGGCGCTGGCCGGCAATCCTGATATTCGGGCGGCTTTTAGTTCCCAAAATGGCACAGGCTATTCCCGAATTGCCATGCGTGGCCTGCTTGACGGCGAGGCGGTGAATTATGACGGCAGCACAGATATTTTGGCCACCAGCACTAAGACGTTCGAGCAGGGCGTGGTGGTAGTTGGCCGTGCCAAGGCATGGCTGGAAAAGGACTTTAGCTTTGACATCACCGGCGGCGTGGATTTTATGCAGAACGTGGCCGAGCAGGTGGCGGAATATCTGGACGGTTTGGACGAAAAGACTATTTTGGCTGTACTGGACGGTGTTTTTGCTATGACCGGCACGAAAAACAAAGAATTTGTCGACCGGCACACCTATGACGTAACCGGGCAGGGTGACGGTCGGATTACGGCCAGCACTCTGAACAGTGCGGTTAATCAGGCCTGCGGTGCGAACAAAAAGAAGTTCAGTCTGGTATTTATGCACTCTGATGTGGCGACTAATTTGGAAAATCTGAATTTGGTATCCTATCTGAAATACACCGACAGCGAGGGCGTGCAGCGCGACTTGGAACTTTATACCTGGAACGGCAAGCTGGTGGTGGTCAGTGACGAAATGCTGGTGAAAGAAGTTGCAGCTACGGAGAGTACCGAGGGCGCCGAGGACAGCGAAACATTTACCGCTTATACCACTTATGTTATGGGCGCCGGGGCGATTGCCTTTGAAGATATTGGCGCGAAAGTGCCGATTGAGATGGACCGCGACCCGGGTAAAAATGGCGGTGAGGATACGCTTTATGTTCGGCAGCGCAAGGTTTTTGCACCGTTTGGTATTTCTTATGAGAAAAAGGTGCAGGCCAGCAATTCGCCTACTGACGAGGAATTGCAGAACGGTCAGAATTGGACGTTGGTACATTCCGGCGAAACCAAAGAAAGCGACCGCTCTTACATCAATCACAAGGCCATTCCGCTGGCCAGAATTATTTCGCGAGGCTAGTTATGGCGGATTTGCTTTTGGCTGCCAAAAAACGGCTGCAAAGTTTTGGTTATGAATTGCGAGAGGGCGACGATGCACTGCTGGCCTTTGCGGTGCAAAAGGCGGAAAACACAATCAAGAATGACTGCAACGTGGCCGCCGTGCCGGAGGGTTTGCTGAATATTGCTGTGGATATGGCGGTTGGCGAGTTTTTGCAAGCCAAGAAAGTTTTTGCGCCAGAGGATTTGACCGGTTTGGATTTGGAGGCGGCGGTCAAGCAAATTCAAGCCGGCGATACAACGGTTATGTTTGCGACCGCAGGTAGTGAGGGCAGCAGCACACCGGAGCAGCGACTGAACATCTTAATTGATTGGCTGCTGACCTATGGGTGCAGTGAATTCTCCTGTTATCGTCGGGTTAGGTGGTGATTGCATGAACGCTTGGGATAGGGTCAGAAAAGCCATTGAAAGTCAGTATACCGGCGTTTGTACGGTTATTGAATATGGCAAAGTTCGGGACGCAGTCACGAAAATAACCCGTCACGGTGAAATGGTGGTGCTGGACAGGCAGCCCTGCAAGTTAAGCTTTGAGAAAACAGCGGCGGCGGTGCAGACGGATACTGCGGCGGCTGTGGGGCAGGGGGTGAAGCTGTTTATTGCGCCGGAGGTTGCGGTGAAGCCGGGTTCTAAAATCATTGTGGAACAGAACGGCAGAGTTGGGGAATATCTGGCCAGCGGCGAGCCGGCAGTGTATTCTTCACATCAGGAGATTGCTTTGGAACTCTTTCGGGGGTGGGCGTAATGGCTGGCCGTTGGGGTAATGTGGATTTTCGGCAGTTGCAACAACTGGAGCGACAGCTTGACAAGCTGGAGAAAGCCGATTTTGATAAATTTTGTCGTGACGCAGCTAAGGAGTTGGCCGGGCGTTTGCTTAATAAGGTGGTTAAACGTACGCCGGTGGGTGATTATTCGGGCGACACTTATGTTTGCGAAACTGGGCAGGCGCACAAGGGGCGGTATTTACCTGGTAAAGTTGGCGGCACCCTGCGGCGCGGTTGGACCGTCGGTGAGGTTATAAAGGAGGGAGACTGCTATCAGGTGGAGATTATAAACCCGGTGGAATACGCTCCCTATGTGGAATATGGCCATAGAACAGCCAATCATAAAGGCTGGGTTTCAGGGCATTTTATGCTGACCATTTCCACGCAGGAGGTGGAAAACCTGATGCCGGCGCTGCTGGAAAAAAGATTGTATGAACTGATAAAGAGGTTGTTTTAATGTTGAGTGTAACGAATGAGATTATCAAAGGTGTGGCGCGGCAGCTGAACGCGGCTTTTGGTGACGGTTACGAAATATATCAAAACATGGTGCAGCAAGGTTTGCAAGAGCCTTGCTTTTTTATTGGCGTTTTGCAGCCGGAACAGCAGCCGCTTTTAGGCAGCCGGGCGCTGCGCCGTAATCCTTTGGTAATTCAGTATTTTCCGCGTGCTGACGGCGATAACGCCGAAATGCTGGAGGCGGCAGAAAAACTGCTGGAGAATTTGGAGTTTATTCAACTGTTGGACGGTGATTGGCTGCATGGCACCAATATGCGCTATGAAATACAGAACGGTATTTTGCACTTTTTTGTCAATTTCAATCTGACGGTCAACCGCTTGCAGCAGGAGCAGAACATGGAAGATTTAAGTTTTGAACAGGGCATAAACAGGGAGAAAATAAAGGAGTGATTTTATGGCTTTAGGTGGCGGCACTTTTTTAGTGCAGAATAAAGTTTTGCCGGGCGCTTACATGAACTTTGTATCTGTTGCGCAGGCCAGCGCAACATTGTCCGACCGCGGCGTGGCCACGCTGCCGTTGGCTTTGGATTGGGGCGCGGAGAACCAAATGTTCACGGTGGAATTGAACGAATTTTTGAAAGACAGTCAGAAGCTTTTTGGTTATGCTTATACGGCGGACGAACTTATGCCGGTGTGGGAGATTTTTAAGCACGCCAAGACGGTGCATTTTTTCCGGCTGAATTTGGGCGGCAAAAAGGCGGCTAACGAATGGGCGCGGGCTAAGTATCCCGGCAAAAGGGGCAATGCCCTGCGGCTGGTGATTGAGGAAAACTCGGTCGATGGTGAGGACGCGCCGCTTTATGACGTAACGACTTATCTGGATACGGTTCAGGTGGATAAGCAGCTGAATATTGCGGCTATGGCTGATTTGCAGCCCAACGCTTATTTGGATTGGTTGGCGGAGGCAGAATTGGCAGCCACGGCCGGCGCGCCGCTGACCGGCGGCGAAAACGGCGCGGTGGAGGACGCGGCCTATCAGACCTATTTGGATCAGGCGGAAAATTACAGTTACAACGCTATGGGCTGCACATCTACTAACGCGGTGGTTAAAGCTTTGTTTGTGGCTTATGTGCGGCGAATGCGCGATGACTGCGGCAAGAAATTCCAGTTGGCGCTGTTTAATCAGCTGGCCGATTATGAGGGCGTTATCAGCGTGAAAAATGGCCTGGCGGGGGATAAGGAAAGCGCGGCGCGGGTGCCTTGGGTGACCGGCGTGGCGGCCCGG